ATTTTTTATTGAATTATTATTTTTACCATATGGCATTTTTCATCTCCTAGCTGCTAACTGTTATCTCAACAGATTCATGTGTTGTGGGATCTTTACTTAAACTGAAATCTACAAAAATATTCATAGCATTTCTAAAATCACCAGAATCATTATCTGACATTTTTACTTTAATATCATTTATTTTAACAAATGGTAACCAATATTTCATAGACTCTACAATAACATTCTGAATTTGAATTACAATCTCTTCCGAAAATGGTTCAAATAAAAATCGTTTCAACCTAACTCCAAGATTTGGTTGCATCACCCTTTCACCCATTTCTGTATTACATAAATTTAATACATTTTGCTTTACAGCTTCCAATGTTGTTTTGGTTGATGCTAATTGTCCATTATCCATGACAAATGGTAATTGAATACCAATAAATATATCATCATCTGTATCAACAGCATACCAATTTTTACTAGTCTTATCTACTATTGCCATTTATTATCTCCCCTGTTTTTTATCCACCGCCTTCATTAATTCTCTATAATCTTTCTTTAAAAAATCTGGTTGTTGACCATCAACAGTTACAGGTGCTTCTGGATTATTATTCATCAAATCAGAGTAAGAACCACCCATTAACTCATTCATTCTTTCTGAAGTGAATTTAGAACCACCCATTGTTTCCCATTCATCCGCTTGAGTTTCGTTTAATACCTCATTCAAAACAGGATTATTAGAAAACTTTTTTGGTTTTGGTGGTTTTGATTTTGAAACAACTTCATTTGTTGGTTGTTTTAAATCACCAATTATTTCTTTAAGTCCTAATCGAATCTCTTCTCTTACAACTTCTCTTATTACCATTTTTAGTTGACTCATTTTCATAACTTATTTTCTCCTATGTGTTTTTCTTTTTATAATTTTCTTGATAAAATCCATATCTATTACCTTTCCTTTTTATAGCTTTTTCTATAGTCACATCAATATGTGGGTGTATTAAACTTGTAATACGATTATCATTGAGTTGAAAATCACATAAAGGTCCAAGTTCAAAACAAATGTTATCTCTTTTGTTTTTAAAATCAATACACTCTTGGCTTTGAGTTTCTTGATTTTCACAATCTCTAATTTTTCCATCTAAATTATTCAATTCACCAATCATATCCATTCCAGGAAAAGTTCCACCTACAGCAATACAATCTTCAGGTGATAAATTTTTTACTTCACCACTAGGTAATGTACATTCTACAAACAATAAGTCATCTATATCTTTCTCTTTACCTTTACCCTTAATATTATCCCAATCATCAGCTGACCTATTTAAAGAATCTTGTGCTGTAGAAGCTGATGTATTTTGTTGAGAAAAAAGCATATTTATCAAACCCATTACCATTAACAAAAAACCATAAAATTTTAATATCATTAATAAAAATGATATTATTTGAGATCCTATTGGAGCTAAAATATTTCTAACTTCAGCTGCAGCTGTAGCTACAGCAGCTGCTAAGGCTTTAGGTACATCAAATGAAATACCAGTACCCCAAGCAGCAACTATAGATGGAATCATTGTAATAATTTTGGTTACAACCATAACTATAACAAGAGCAATTATAGCTACAAATACAGCCATAGCAATTGGTATTAAAACTGAAAATGCTGTATTTATACCATCTATTACATTATTTAATACCTCAATTACTCTATTAATTTCAGGTATTAAAGGAATTAATTTTGTTATTCCAGCAGTCATAAGGAGAACCAGTAACGCTATAAGTTCTTCTCTAGCTACATCAATTAATTTTTCCTTTTCCGATTTTAATAACTTTCTAACTTCTTCTCTAAAATCAGGTACTCCAGGTATAGTTGGAGCTCCCAACCCACTATATGTATCTGCTTGAGATTGTAAGGACTCTAATTTACTAATAGCATCTGCTATATTTAATGTTTTTAATGGTATTAAACCTACAGCCACCAACAACTCCTATTTCTTTATTTCTACCGAATCACTTAATATCAAATCTGATAATTTTTTGGGATATTCATATGATTCTTGTCTAACTTCATCTTCAACTCCCTCCATTCCAAGAATTTCATCAAGAGATTTTGTAATTGCATCCATTATTTTAACAGAAGCTCCTACTGATTTTCTACCCTCTATAGCTTGTGCGGTAGAAAGCGCTAAATTTTTCATTTCTTCTATTATTGAAACCAGTGCTGTTAATAACCCCGTGCCAATAACAGCTTTATGCATCGAATCACCCTTTGATGGATCACCCAATGATATAGATGGTATTTTATTTCCATCAGCATCTTCAGTCAATGTTCCATCTATCAGTACATAATCAGAATTTACATGAAACATTGGTGTGTTTGTAGTAACACTTTCTGCCGCTTCAACTAAAATAGTATTACTAGTAGAAAATGTCATTGAACTACCACAACCAAGATGAATAGAATCATGTGCTGCTAAAAACATACTTTCATCTCTAGCATTAAATGTTATTCTACCAGATGATGTAAATAATTGATTTTTATTATAATTGTATATAGCATCATTTACATCAAACGATGTATTTTTTTCTTTTATTCCCCCTCTACCCAAATAATTTTCCATAGATTTTGATATACTTTTATATACTGTACCTATCTCATCATCTGCTAATGTAAATTCATATGGTCCTTCATTGGTATCTGGAATAGCAGCACTATTTTTTAGTTTTTCTATTTCATTACTATTTTTAGGTCTACTTTTATCTGGTTCATGATTAAAATGTTCTCTTATAGTTCCTCTTTTAGAAATGCTAAGAATTGTACCATCCAATGTTGTTTCTATTGCATTGTTTAAACCCCTACCATTTGAAATAATTATATTTGGATTTGTATTTCTACTTCCTATTCTAATACTATTACCATGTCTACCTTCAAATATCATATCACCATGAATTGCATTGGATACAAATAAATCTTGATTTATACCAGGATTATCTAAAAGTTGATTTAATGTTTTTTGTAATCTAGCATGTGGCTTTTTAATAAAAAGTGGTGAACTTATACCCTTTGACTCAAAACCTTTTTCTACACCACTTTGTAAATCATTATTTGAGAACATATCATTATTAAAATTTGGACTTCCCTCTGTATTCAATGGACCTAAATAATATTGTCTTCCACCAAATGTACATAACAAAACAGGATCACCAGATACAGGTACATCTTGAATACCACGAAGTAACGGATAATATCTTCCTTCTTCAGTAACCATTGACTTCTTTTGAAACCCCTTTCCAGTAATATGTGGTAATGCTCTAATACTTCCTATCATATCAGACGATCCATTATAATGTTCAGATTGTATAGAAGTAATAACACTAACAACTATACCTGGAACAAATTGAACATAAGTTAATTGTTTCTTTTTATTTCCAGTAATGGTTGTTTGATCATATAATCCAGGTAAACTCGTAACAACTGAACCCATTAATTACTCCTTATATTCTGTGATTTTTCTTTTAAAGCGTCTATCTTATCTTTTTCTCTTTGGATATCTTCTACATCTTCTTGAAGGGCTGATATTAAATCTTCTTTTTCAGCATCTGATAATAGGAATGATTCTTCGTCACTACCTGATGATTTAGCAAGTATTCTTTGTATTACACCAGCCAATTTAACTAAATGTTCATCATTCTTAACAGCAACATCCATATATTCTTTTATTATAGGAGCTACTAAAACAACATCATCAATGGTTGTGATGAATCCATGGATTTCCGATATTAACAAATCTATCTGTTTTTTTCTATCAGATGTGTTTTTATAAATATCTTTGGTTAAATCTTGAAAGGTTTTACCTTCAAATATCTCGTCTTTTGATTTCACTTTTTCTCCTAATATCTAATTTTAGATGTAACAATTCATATATAAATATAAAAATTGTTAAAATGTAGAAGAAATAAAAAAACCCCATTAAATAATAATGGGGTTTTATTGACTAATTATTAATTTAATTGAAATTAATTAAAAAATTTATTGTTACCAATATTAATCATTCCATTTTTTTCAAAATCACTAATAAGAATTTTATATTGTTTTTTAAATACATTAACAACTTTTGTAATATAAGAAGTATCAATGTTTGTCATTTCTCTTATAAGAACATATAAAGCCTTCTTATTAAAATTTTCAATATCTTCTCTTTGTTTCATAAGTTCAATAATAGCATAAGCAACATCTATATCTCTTTTACTTTTAAATAAAGTTGGAATATTATCCTCAAAATATTCTATCATTTGATCTGTAAATTCGTTATAGTAATCAATTTTACTAGATTGTATTGGTTTATAATTTAAAACATCCACACTCGTATGTTGACAATATTTTTTATAATTTGCATTATTGTGTAGTATCAAATAATTTTTAGCTACTACTGAAAAATAACTGAATGCCTTTGAACCTTTTGTGTGGTCATATTTGTGCATATTCATTACAAGAAAAGCAACTACTTCATGTTTAACATCTTCAAAACCATCATCAAAATATGTAAACTTAAATGTATTAATTATGTTTTCACAAAGTTTATCAAATGCTTTATGTATCTCTTCTTGATATATCTTATTTTTTAATGTATGATTATCTGTATCATTATATCTAATAATAGCATCTTGGACTTCCATCCCAAAATAAACTTTTCTTTTTGGTTTTCTACCGGGTTTCTTTTTTGGTTTTCCAGCTTTAGTTAATTTTACTTCTTTACCATCATCATTTTTTTTATTCACCATCAGTTTTCTCCTCTGTTTCTTCAAATATACCATTCAACAAATTTTGTAATTCTTTTAATTGTTCAAAGAAAAATCCAGTTTCATCGTCAGATTCATAATGACCTCTAGCATCAACCATTTTCATTTTTTCAGTTGAAAATGTTATTATTTGTTGAAATTGTACAATTAATTCTTCATATTGATTTATTCTTCTCAATGAATAAAATACTATTGTAGATGATACTACACTAATTAAAAAGAATAAAATAAAAAATACCCACCACATATTTATCTCCTAACTTGCAAACAATTCATCAAATTTAGCTTTGAGATTGTCTACTTGTTTTTGTTCATCTTTATTTTTTGGAACTCTTGTATTTTGAGAATGATTCTTATTATTATTTCTTTTCCATTGATCTGATTCAATATGAGTAGCCATCATATCAGCTTGATGAAGAATATAAGGCATATTAGAACGAAGTCCAAAGTCTGGATTATATCCCATCAAATATGCTTTATTAGCTTCATCATATAAACCATCTGTAAGTTTAATACCAATATATTCTTTATCAGTTACCTTAACACCATAATGTTGAAGTAACCATAATCCTCTATCAGGAACTTTCATATATTGTAATTCTGGATTGTGTGTGTATATTTCATCACGATTTTTTCTGTGCCAATCTGATGTTTGTGGGATATAATAATCATGTTCCAAATCACCAACCTTACCCAAGTCATGATGCATAGCTGCAAATACTAACTCCTCGTCTGTAAAGTTAATCTCTGCGCCATTTT